TACACCGAGTTTAATACCACAATCAACTACTACAAAGACCACACCTTTGGCGAAGAGGAAGTGTGCGACACAGAATGTTTCGTAAAGGCAAATGATGAACAAAAAACATTGTTTATCGCAGCAGCAGAGAAGCATTACGGCGGCAAGTACAACCCCGAAACGTTGCAAGTAGAACCTGTTAAGGTTGTTGGACCTAAGTGTTCATTCAAGCCGTTCGACAAGGTGTTAGTGAGAGATGATAAATCCGATGTATGGAAGGCTGATTTTTTTTCCAATTACGGCGAAAGTAATGAATGCACCCCGTATGTTTGCGTAAGTGATTTTTTTTACAAATTTTGCATCCCTTACGAGGGCAACGAACATCTTTTAGGTACGGATAAATCTCCCGAATAACAGCATGGCAAAAGATTTCTCGCTTGCAGATGTCAAGTTCCGCGAGACAGAGCATATCGCTTTTGCGGATGAATATATCACATCGTATGTGTCAACGGACATCGTGCCAAAGATATACATGAGCGTGCATACTCCTCGTGACGCAACAGGGCTTGTATCAGGCAAGCCCAAGCGTTACTACCGCACACGATACAGCGCATGGGTAACGGAAAAGACATTTGCCAAGCAATATCAGAAAATAAGAGAAAAATTCTAAGTATGATAAATCTTTCTTTAAATAGACACGACTTCCTTTATGCAGTTGAGGGCTTCGCAAGTGGTTCTCACCTCCGACAGCACGTTTGGCAGGAGATTGTGTATAAGTCAATTCCGCAGATGTCAGACGACGATATGGACTACTTCTGGTTCTATATGCGACGCGACATCTTCGAGCGATACTTCTACGAGCTGAACGGCAAGAAGAACACGCACTTTGGTTACGAGGACTTTATGCACGCGCTCGCTGCTTTGCACAGAGGAAACCGCTATAAGGTGACATTTCACAGCGAGATAGAGCACAAGCAGCTCCAAGCTCTCTGCTACCGCTTCGATGGTGAATACTATTCGCTTTACCTCTACATTGACGGCAAGGTAGTCGGCAAGACGAAGAAAAGCAGCGGCTTGCAATCGTTCAATGCGTTTGTTCCAAACGAGTGGATAAAGGCAGTTGCGAAGCACAAGGCACCCGAAAACAGGCACGTTGAACTCGGCAGAGAAGAATGGTGGAACGACTTAAAAATTTACGATAATTTTAAAACAAAACTATTATGATTGACGAAAAGAAAATACAAGAAGCAGCAATTATGAATGCTGATTATTTCAATCCGTGTCGTAGCACATTGGATAGAGAAGAAGCGTGTCGCGCCTCGTTTGAAGATGGCGTTGAATGGTTTAAGAAAGCTCTTTGGCACGACGCAAGCGAAATGCCCGAAAAGGGAAAGGCTTTCATTTTCTTGGCAGAATCGAATAGTTCAAAGCATTATCATGTTGGCGTTGTGTACAACCCTATGGATTACGATAAAAACTGCAAATGGTGGGGCGTGATAGAATGGTGTTACATAGAGGACTTGCTGCCGAAAGGAGGTGAGAAATGAGATTTGTAAACCAGCTTTATTATTTGCCATCAGTATGTAGGGCTATTTCAAACGCAGCAACCTCTCCAAAGGATTATGGTCAGGCACTTCAAAACTCAAATAAAAGAAGAAAGAAATGAGCTACAAATCAAGAATATAATGTGACGTACGTCACATTATAAGCTGCGGTCTTTGCCATCAGATGTTTAATTGCCCTTATGACAAAGAAGATAAAAGAAGTAGTATTTACAAAAGAACACACAGGAAAATGATTAAACCAGAAGACCTAAGAATAGGCGACCTTGTAATGGTCAGTAATGATAACTGCATGATACCCAAAGGAGCACTTTGCGAGGTTGTAGCCATAGACTCCGAACGGGCATGTGAAGACAAGAAGGGGCTTGCGGATCTGCTTCAAACTGTTAGAGAAGAATGGGAGTTCTCTCACGGTGTTTGGTGTAATAACATTGAAGGCATACCCCTCACTCCCGAACTCCTCAAAAAGAACGGGTTTAAGGAAGAGCAGCACCAAAAAGAAGGCACTTCGGAATGGTACGACTACTATCATTACGACCTCGGCATTAATATCGTGTACGATATCGTGTACGAGGTCGAGGAGAAAGAAAGCAAGTTCGCCGTTTATCTTGACGGCAAAAAGTTACGAGAAATTAAATACATTCACGAACTCCAACATCTGCTATTCGGTTTGGGTTTGGATAATTATATGAAGATGCCAAAGAATTATATTTTACCGAAAGGAAGCGAGAAATGATTAAAGCTAAATACTGCGAGTGTAAAGCATTTTGCTTCGCTAACAAAAAAGATTGGCAGTTTTTTGCACTGCCGGCTATCGGCGCATCACGCCATGATGATAGAGTAACAGTAGGTTTTGTCTGGCTGTTTTTCTCAGTTTATCTACGAATCGCATTAAATACTCAAAAGAATGATTAAACCAGAAGACTTAAAAATAGGAGACCTTGTAAGAGTGAACCGCGATTGCGCGTTTCCGAAAGGCACAAGGTGCATTGTTACCGATATACGTCCCGAGAAAGCCTTAAAGGATAAAAAAGGTATCGTCGGTCTAAGCGCTATCTACGATGACGATGACGGACCTTGGGGAACTTGGTGCTGCAATGTCGAAGGCATACCCATCACGCCCGAAATACTTAACAAGAACGGTTTTAAAGAAGAGGTCGTTGGCAAATATTATACAAAGCCTCTTGATAATGAGGAGGATTTTCTTGCGAGATATTTGGCTGTAGAGCGGAAAAGTGGCAATTGGGCAGTTTTTATAAAGTATTGTAATTTAACCGAATATGCGTTGTTACGAAAAATTCAACACGTCCATGAGCTCCAACATATTCTTTGGGCATTGGGCTTGGATGCAGAACTAAAAATATAAACAAGATATGAAATTTGGTATTATTGATTTTATGATGGCATCGCTTCAGGTAGCCTTCATCGTTATGAAACTCTGCGGAGCAATCAGTTGGTCGTGGTGGTTAGTAATGCTGCCCATTCTCTTGATTGTAGTGTTTAACGTTCTCGTACTCATTCTTTTCGTTTGTGCAGAGAAGTATAAGTCGCATCTACTCTTCAAGCAGTATGGCACCGACAATAAGTTGGCTATTCGCTTGAAAAAGATGCAGCAGGAAAGGGAGAATATTAGGAAGAATAAGTAATAATAATGCCTTAACGAAAATATAGGGTATGAAGAAGATTATGTTCAACGACAAGTACGGCTTAACGCAAGCCGTACTCGAAGGCAGAAAGACCCAGACCAGGCGTATGCTAAATCCTACAATGTTTTTTCAAAGATTGGAGACCTACGAAGGGTGGTCAAATGAGGACATTAGTGCTTGGAAAAGGTCATGTAATAGACGACTCTACGAAGCCCAAGGATATATGCTCCAGCAGATGCTTGATTACGCTTTGTCGTTTTCACGTTACAAACTTGGTGAAACCATAGCAATCGCACAGAGATACGAGGATATGGCAAAGGACGATGACTTTTTCCGTCTTTGTAGCAATATTTTTGGGCGCATCCTATTCGAGAAAGGATGTCATAACAAAATGTTTGTTCGTGCAGACTTAATGCCCCATCATATTCGCATCACAAATATCCGTGTCGAACGTCTACAAAACATAAGCGATGAAGATTGCATAGCGGAAGGTATCCGCCGTTTTGGGAAAGAGTACGTTCGTTTTAAAAAAGAGTATTGTTATACTTGCCAAAATTACGCTGTGACAGACTTCTATTCTTTCTCGACTCCACGCGAAGCCTACGCTGCCCTAATAGACAAAATCAGCGGCAAGGGTACATGGGAGAGCAACCCTTGGGTTTTCGTTTACGATTTTGAACTTGTAAAATAAACATTATGAACGAACAAATGAAACAGTACACTGGAACTAAGACAGTGAAGGCTATGCCTATGACAATGGGTGAAGCCTACGAGCGCAAGCTCTTGAAAGAGGGTGTAAGACCCTCTGAGTGTGAAACAGACAAGGCTGGCTACCTCGTTGAGTATGAAGACGGTTACCAGTCTTGGAGTCCAGCAGATGTATTCGATAAGGCTTACAAGCCGTCTGAAACGTTCGTCAACAGAATGGTTCTTGAACTCGAAGACCTTGAAAAGCGCATGTGTAAATGCGATAACTTTCTTTCTTCGGATGAGTTCAGTGCTTTAGACGCACTTTCTCGTGCTTTGTTGACTGTGCAAAGAGGGGTGATGGGGCAATATTACTTTGTCTTGGCAGACAGATTTATAAAGGCAAATAAGATGAAAGCTAAGCTGTCCAATTTTACATTTGGCACGGCAGTACTTTATCTTAAAGCAGGCATGGCTGTCCGCAGAGCTGGTTGGAATGGCAAAGGTTTATTTGTTGTCAAGCAAGTACCTGCTCGTATTTCAGCCGACATTATCCCTAACATGCAGTCACTTCCTCAGTCTGCCAAAGACATCATTATGGCACGTGCTGAACCACACATCGCTTACACTAATCAGATGCTCATAATTCACCCAGACGGACGTGCCGACTCTTGGGTTCCGTCTTCGAGTGATGTATTTGCAGAGGACTGGGAGTTGGTAACTGAATAATAACTCTCTCCCCAGTGACAGTGGGGAGAGAAGTTAGTAATCATAAGACAATGAATAAAGAAAAAGCTATTGAGTTAATAAAAGAGGTTAAGGATAGCCTCTTTCTTACAAAGGGTTTGTACATGGGCAAGGACGAGCACCTTATGGCATATATGGATTTGAATATACAAAGATGCGAGCAAGCTATAAAAGAATTGGAGGGTTAATATTAACACAAACGAGTTTTGAGAAACAATTAAAAATAAAAACAATTTATAAGTGACTATGTGGCAGAAAGTATCAGAAAAGATGCCCGAAATGGGCGTAGAGGTTATTGGATATAACCGAGATTGGGTTGACGAGGATTTTAACCCAAACGGAACAAGAGTGTGTTTCTACGATGATACTGGTTGGTATTCCGCAAAGTGGGACAACGACCAAGACTCGTATAGTACCGTAGGCTGTGCACGGTGTGAATGTTCGGAAGACAACTGCGAATTTAGTAGTAGTTGTAAGTTAAAGGCAGATCCGACACACTGGATTCCGATGCCAAAAATGGAAGAGGTTGAAATTATCGAACCAGGAAGAGAAGCCGACAAGCTCACCAAAATGGCAAAAGCGGTCTACGAAATTGTTGACAATTACAGCGAAAAGAACGAGCTACACTGCCTGGTTCTTATGTCAGACAAAATAGGCGGAGCTTCTTTTACGATTGGCAGCGAAAGTGCGATAGCCAAAGAGTTTAAGGAACTTACAAAATGCCATGACGCATTTAAAAACATTCTTAATAAATTAAAACAGCTATGACAATCGAAGAAACAAAAGAACGCATCGCCGTGATGCAGGCGTATGTGGACGGAAAGCAGATACAAGGGATGTGTTCGGATGGTAAATGGGTTTACGTTCCAGAACCCAGTTGGAGCATTAACGAATACTTCCGCATCAAGCCCGAACCCAAATACCGCCCGTTTAAGGATGCAGACGAGTGCTGGCAGGAGATGCTGAAACATCAGCCGTTCGGATGGACAAAGAAAACCTGTGGACATTGTAATTTTCTACACATAATGGAATTGTACTCCACAGGCATTGTAATTAATATGGTTGATAATTTTGGTTGTTTCAAAAACTTGCTCGAAACGTACGGTTTAGCTTTTGCTGAAATAACATTTGCCGACGGTGCGCCGTTTGGAGTAAAGGAGGATTAGGTATGCATGTAAGAAAACTTGCGATATTGCCCTGCATAGAGTGTAGCGAAGGATTCCGTCTAAGATTTGGATATATAATTCAATACAAGAGGCATTTTTGGCAGAAATGGAATAACGTTCTCGATATAGATGGCAAGCAGCTTATCGTTTCAGAGAAAACGGCAAATATGGCAATCGACGATTTGCGAAAAGTAAATTACGTAACACGAAACAGCAATGAACAGAAATAAAAAATTCACATTAGCAATGCTTTCGGTAGGGCTTGCTTCGGTAGTTTCGGCAGTCAATGCAATAATTAATGCTTATTTCGGTATACAATACTTTTTTGCGTTACTGTCAGCGGAATATGTAATCTGCATACTATTGTTAATCAAATCCGATGATAAAACAGAAGATAAATTATGAACAGAGAAATAAAATTTAGAGGCAAACGTCTCGATAACGGCGAGTGGATGTATGGCGACTTACTCCATCTCGTAGACGGCATGTACATAAGCAACGACCACGGAAGTAACATGGCGCGAGTCTATCCCGATACGGTCGGGCAGTACACTGGACTGAAAGATAAGAACGGCAAGGAAATTTATGAGGACGATATTCTTGCGCATAACGGAGAGCCTATTGGCTATATAGTGGACGGCGTGCGCGGCTACTGTTTTGATGTGATATACTTTTCGCCCGAATATGAAGAGTCATGGTCTTTATACGGAGTTGTTATAAACGACTTTCAGGGCGATATAGAAATTATCGGCAATATCCACGACAAGCATAAAGACAGTGGAGCTTTGAACATAAAAAATAAATAAAACAATGAGAAAAATTAAATTTCGTGGCAGATGCGAGAAAGAAAGCCGCTATGCTGGAGAATGGATGGAAGGTAATTTGGTGCAATGTGAGGATGGAGCTACATTAATAGTTGTGGCACATTCAGACAATTGTACATCTACATATCACGTTGATCCAGAGACCGTATGTCAGTTCACTGGCTGTGTAGACAAAAATGGCAAAGAAATATATGAGGGAGATATACTTAGATGTAGCATCTCGACCTTTGCAGTGGAGTGGTCTGAAAATCTCGGAGCGTTCACTTTAAGACCCATAAAAGGGAAAATAAAATTTGACGATATGCCTTTGGGAGTGATACAGAAATACATCCAGTTTGGAATTATCGGCAATATTAACGACAAGCAAAAAGGAGGCTAATATGCAGGACGTAAAGATAACGTTTAGGGTTCGGGTGTTTGACGATGAAAGCCGCGTTATAATTACAGAGCCGGCAATCACGGAACCTATAAGTTTTAGCGTTTTCGCGGGTATCATCAGAAAACTCGCGGACTTCCAGGAAGAATGGAACGAAGAACACAAACCCGAAAACAGAGAGCAATGACACAAGAAGAGGAGAATCAGCACATAAAGAAACTGATAGACGCTGGGTTTGACTGCGGCAGCAGCAGGTCAATGCTCGAAACTATATAGCTCTTGAAACTCTCAAAGGGAGAAACGCGGAAAATTTAATAAAACAAAGAGAAATGAAACATGCAGATTATATCAGACTGACGGCACAGATTGCCGTGCTGAAAGAAATTGCCGCTGATTACAGCGGCAAGACGATAGATAACATCATACAGCAGCTCGAAGCAATTAAGAAGGAGGTGGAGAATGATTAGAGTAGACGCATACCGCTGTTCGCACTGCGGAAAGCTGTTTCTTACGGAAAGACGTTGCGTAAAACATGAGGAAAAGTATTGTAACAAATCGCCTTGCAATATCGCTGCTTGCTATTCGTGCAAGTGGTACAAAGAAACGGAGCAAACTACGACTATTACAAGGACAGGGGTCAATCCGCTGACAGGGTACGAATACGAATACGAAAAAGAGGTTCGCATAAATCTATGCTTGAAGTATCACAACGCCAAAATGTTCAACTCGTTTCATGCGTCAGAAGAACTTGTTGAGGATGTTGAGAACGGCGGCTTCCGTATCATGCCGACGATGGAAGAAGGCTGTTTGGACTATAAAAAGAAAAAGAAAGAATATGAAGATTAGAAAAACAAAGAAGCGTTACAAAACCATGTTTCTGGCACCGCATTACTGTACTAAGGTAAAGTTTAAAAAGATAGGTACATTAATCAAAACACTGTGCGGTGTGTTTGTTATATACGAGGTACGCAGGTGGTATCGTAAAATAGAATTGACAACTCGACATGTGAGCATAAGAGTTGGCGAGTAGAAAATAATTTCAATAGAACTCGAATTATGAACAAAAAAGTAAATAAAATTTCCTTCACATGGGAGCAGCGTAGCACGCATGATACCGAGCGAGTGGGCGCTATGTATTGCTTCAAGCGTTGCGATGTTAATCAAACTTAATGATATGGTACAATTTCAAACATGGGAGAGTGGCTTGCATATTCTTATCACAAACGAGACGTATCGAGGAAGCGTGCAAGTCTGTTTCCCCGTTAAACAGGAAGATAAAGAGAATATATGCAACGCCGATTGTATACTATACGCATTATGGGTAGACCCACAATGGCGCTGCAAAGGCGGCGGCAATTATATGTTAAGAGCCGCCGAATATAACAGCAAATTAAAGGGTGCTAAAACTATTGCTCTAACATATCATCCTTTAGATACTCCTAAATGGGTGCTTGATTGGTATATAGCTAATGGCTATCAAATCAAGAATGAGGATGAAGGATATAAAGTATTGGTTAAGACGCTATGAATTAAATCAAATAATAATGAAGATATTTTAATCTGACAAACAAAAATGAGCAAAAAGAAAATATACATATCATCACCAATCACAGGATATAATCTCAACGAGCGACACAAGTTCTTCGCTCGGATCGAGAAAGAACTAACAATTCTCGGCTACAAAGCAGTCAATCCCATGAGTAAACCTTTGTCTGACTCTGCGCCGTACACAGAGCACATGAAAGAGGACTTACGCCTGCTCCTCGGCTGCGACGGCATCGTCGTACCGAACCGATGGCGTTGCTCAAAAGGCTGTGAAACAGAACGCCATGTGGCGGACGCTTGCGGAATACCCGTTGTAGGCGTGGTAGGCGAAGCGCACGATTTGCAAATCGTAAACGCTATATAAGCATAAAAGGTAGGACAAACAAATTGCCCTACCTTTTATTATATAATACATAATCAATTACTTTTCTGTTTGCTTCGTCGACAAATTTCGCATCTTTGCGTATGTATATATTCGTCATTCGATGTGCAGACTTATGTCCTAAACAATCGGCTATCACATCCGTGGGTACGCCAATTTCATAAGCAATGGTAGCAAATGAATGGCGCGTCCAGTATGTCGTTAGGTTGGGCACGCCGATTTCTTTGCCAAGTATTTTCAGCACGTCTTCGAACCTTTTCATAACATTTGTGTACGCCTTCTTGTCAAATAGCGAAATTAAATGCTCGCTGCCTCTGTAACGCTCTATTATTTCCTGCGCTTCGGGCTCTACTTTAATGTCGTAAAGCGTGCCTGTTTTAGCTCTTTTGTATGACACACGCCCATTTTCTATGTTGGTAAGCCTTGATAGGTCTACAAGGTTTATACCCATGAGAAAAAACATTAAAAAGAATAAATCACGATACTTAGCATGTGCTTCTGTAAGTTTTAAAGAGTGTAGTTCGCGCAGTTGCTCGACAGACAAAGAGCGTTTTGGGGTTTCGGTTCGCGGAAGCTTGTAGCTGTCAAATACATAATAGTTTACAATGCCTTTCTTTTTCGCGTAATTAACAACAGCCTTAATGCCTCTTAGTTTTGTGGCAATAGTATTTGTTTTATTGCCTTTGTTTTTTAGGTGCCTCACATACGCCTCCAGCCAGTCAAAATCAATGTCTTCGAGCAGGAGTGTTTCGTAATCACAAAAATCAATTATGCTTTGCCGAGTCGTATTGTATATTTCCAGCGTGTTCGCATTTTCTTTGGTAGCAACAAAGTTTTGAAATTGAGTTTTAAAAAGACTATTCTCCAGTTGTTCATCTGTGCACTCATTATTCAAATAATCTTGCAGTTTTTTGTTGTTGTAAAAACGCAGCTTTCCTTCTTTTTGCAAAGACGATAATTTTTCGCACGCCTCGTAGTATTGTTTGGCGAGGCGTGCATTTATGATTTTCCTGTCCGCTCTTTTGATTACCTTTTGGCTTTCGGCATCCCATTCGTTTTCTTCAAGCTCATAACCTGTAGGCAGATACAAGACATTCTCTTTTCTCGCAATTTTTATGCGCACAGGAAATTTGCCGTTTTTTAATCGATACCTTTTATCAAGCCTTATTGATACTTTTATCATGTCGCTTGTTTTTGCACGTTTTTTGCACGTTTCGTGATTGTTTTTGCTTTATTATGCTTTCGTTTAAGAAAGTTTGAGCATTCGCAAACGTTGTAAACACGGGCGTTACTGTTTAATGTCTTAGGTTTTTGAAAAATACCTGCTTACATCTGTTAGATGTGTCCATATTATGAGTTTTTATTTTTGATTTCTGAGTTTTGAGTTGTTGCCTGCGGCAATATATAATATAATCCGATGGCAATATATAATATAATCCTGCGGCAATACAATATAATAAGGTAGGGTGTCTTTATTTGTCGCTGTGCCAGAAGTCCCAGCTTGCGAAAGCCTGCAACAGCAGCATCTCCAGTCCGTTCTTTGTGTTGGCGCCATAGCGTGCGCCATTCTTCATGAACAGCGTCTCGTCCGGATTGTAGATGAGGTCGTAGAGTATGGTGTGGCAGTCCATAGCCTCGTATGGCAGGTCGGGGCAGGTGTCAGCCTTCGGGTACATGCCCAGCGGAGTGCAGTTGACGATGACGTTGTACTCCTTTATCAGTTCCGGCGTCACCTCCTGGTATGTTATGCAGCCAGGCTTCTTCGTGCGGCTCACGAACAGCGTCTCGAGTCCGAGCGACTTGAGTCCGTAGTTGATGGCGAGCGATGCGCCACCCGTGCCGAGTATGAGCGCCTTCTTATGGCAAGGCTCGAGCATTGTCTCGATGCTTCGTGTGAAACCGATTACGTCGCTGTTGAATCCCTTCAGAATCACGTTCTTGTTCTTGTGCGTCACGCGTATCACGTTGACAGCACCTATGGCGCGTGCTTCCGGACTAAGCTCGTCGAGGTAGGGTATCACCTGCTGCTTGTATGGTATAGTCACGTTGAGTCCGCGCAGCTCCGGGTTTGAAGCGAGAATCTCCTTCAAGTCTTCTATCTGCGGAATCTCATAGTTTATGTAGCGCGCTTTGATGCCTTCGTTTGCGAACTTCTCGTTGAAGTAGCTGATGGAGAAGGAATGTCCCAGTGGGAAACCGATTAAACCGTACTTGTCCATAGTGTGAATGTTGATGTTGAGATGTTGAGGTGTTGATGGGGTGTGATGGTGATGGGTTTAGGTGGTGAGGTGTTGAGGTGTTGAGATACCTTTATTTTGTAGCGAGATATAGCGTGCAGATGCCGAGTGTCAATCGCTTGAATGTAGCTTCGGCGAAGCCCGCTGCCTTCAGTATCTCCACCATTCGTTCGCCTTGCGGGAACGCCTCGATAGTAGCCGTGAGGTACGAGTAAGCCACTCTGTCGCCCGAGATGAGACGTCCGTATAAGGGCAGCACCGTGTGCGAGTAGATCTTGAACAGTTGCTTCATCGGGAACATCACAGGCGATGTCAGTTCTACGATGCAGAGATGTCCGCCCGGTTTCAGCACGCGGCACATTTCTCGCAGTCCCTGATCGAGGTTCTGGAAGTTGCGAATGCCGAAAGCCGCAGTTACGGCGTCGAACGTGTTGTCTTCGAACGAGAGCGCCATGCAGTCTTCCTTGGCGAACGATATCACGCTGTCGAGCTTCAGCGCCTTCACCTTCTGTCTGCCCACATTCATCATTCCCTCGCTGATGTCGGTGCCGGTCACTTGCTTCGGTTGCAGCGTCTGTGCCGCCTGTATGGCGAAGTCGCCCGTGCCCGTAGCGATGTCGAGAATGCTTTGCGGCTTGTAAGGCTTCAGTCGGTTGAGAGCTCTCTTTCGCCACAGCTTGTCAATGTTCCACGACAGGCGGTGGTTGAGCTTGTCATACGAGTGTGCGATGTTGTCGAACATCTGTTCCACCTGCGCGCCCTTCTCCTCTTTGTCGTTGTAGGGCTTTATCTTTTCCTGTCTGTAAAC